GAAGGCCAGCAGGCTCTGAATTCTCATCCCTGTGAACAGTCCGCCAGCGGTGGCGTTCACGGTCGTCAATGGCTGTTCACAGGGTGTTTTTCTATCAATGAAAGGACTTCAGAATGTTGGTACTCAGGCGTGCTGTTTCGGAAGAGATCATTATCACGGTTGCAGAGGAAACGATCGTCGTGAAGTTGGTCGACACTATTGGAACGAACCACGCACGGCTCGGCTTCACAGCATCGAAGAACGTGCGGATTGATCGCAAAGAGATCCACGACGCGATTCAGGAAACAGGCTTCAATCCGGAGGCGTTTCCAATTGCCCCGCTAGTGCCAGTGATTCGAATCGGAGAACGACTTCCCGGCGAACTGATGCGGAGAAAAGTGTAATGACACGACGCAAGAAAGCCGGGAAGAAATCGAACAGGCTGCACGCTCCAACAGGCTACAAGCCAATGACCAGAGATCCGTCGCTCGAAGAGATTTGGGGCACGGAAACAACTATCGGGCTGGCGGAATCGATACGCATGGAACGGCCTGACTTGCCACAGAACAAAGGATTGCATCGGCCTTCGCAAATTCGGCAATGTTCGACTCGGATGCTTCCAAGCGGCTATGGCGTATTGAGGGGGCAGGGATGAGCCGCAAAGCGAAGACAGACAGAGTCCCGAGAACTCGCGCCGGTGGCGAGTGGACTGAAGCCGCCTTCTGGGGGTTCATCCGCTCGGGACTTCGTCAGTTATCACGTCGATGGCCTCCGTTAGTTCGTCATGCACTGGAGCGAGTGAAACGCAAAAGCCAGAGCGACAACAAAAGGCTGAAGTGGGAATTTTTATGCGAACGTTGCGACCAATGGTTCGCACGAAAAGAAGTCGAGGTTGACCACATCGAGCCATGTGGCTCACTGAAATCATTTGCCGATCTGAGCGTGTTTGCCGATCGGCTGTTCTGCGAATCGGATGGTTTGAGAGTGTTGTGTTCTGAATGTCATTTGAAACGGAAAGAAGAGAAATGAAGATCTTGAAAGGTAAACAGGGCGGACCACGTCGCGTCCTGTTTCATGGGACGAACTTTATCGGAAAGACAACGTTTGCTTCGCAGGCATTCGGCGGGGCACTGTTGGCGAATCTCGAAGACGATCGAGACGTGGACATGGATAAGACTCCGCCGATTCGAACGTGGGATGAGTGGCAGGAATTTTGGTTGCATTGCGACACGACGGCGGCGAAAGGTGAATTCCCTTATCGCTGGATTGCAATTGATACCATCGACGCTTTGCAGCGGATCATCGAAAAGCAGATCTGCAAAGAAAAGAACGTTGAATCGATGGCTGACGACAAATTCAGCTATGGCAAGGGCAACAAGTTCATCGAGGCCATGTGGGACAAGATCAAGTTTCAACTGGATTGGCTGCACACCGAACGCGGGCTGGGAATCATCCTGCTGGCACACAGCGAAGCCGTGAAGATCACTCCGCCAGATGCACCATCTTACGAACGCTGGGAGCCGTCCGTCTGTGAGTTCGCCAGGGATCTCCTTTGCGATTGGTGTCAGGAAGTTTTCTTCGGATCGTTCCGGACTTACGCAGTCAAAGAAGACACCGGATTTAATCGCACTCGAAACATCGCGGCGGGTGGCAGCGAGCGTTTCGTTAGGACTCAGCCAACGGCGGGAGTCCGTGCCAAGAACCGTTTGAACATGCCGGAAGAAATGGTTGAGTTTTCGTTTGAGAAGTATGCAGAGTTTTTTGTCCCGAGTGAAGTTTTGAAAGGTAATTGAGATGGCTGATTTAGGTGGTTACGACGCATCGCAAGTGAAGGACAGCGAGTTTGAGGCTCTGCCTGCGGGCGAGTATCGGGCTGTCATGACTGAAAGCGAACGCAAGAAAACGAAGGACGGGGCGAGCGAGTTGTTGCAGGTCAAGCTGCAGATCGTCGACGGGCCGTTTAAGAATCGAACCGTGATTGATCGCTTCAACCTTTGGAACAAGAATCCAGAGGCAACGACGATTGCTCAGCAGCAGTTCAAGAAGGTTTGCGAGGCTCTTAACATTCCGAAGCCTCCGGACTCTTCAGCCCTGCACATGAAGCCGCTGATGATAAAACTGGCCGTTAAGGAATACAACGGCAGCAATCAGAACGAAGTGAAGGGCTACAAAGCCTGTTTGCCTCAATCGTCATCTGCTCCTGCGGAAAAGACAGCGACCGCAGCCACAAAGCCTGGCGGTTGGTAATTCTTCATTCACAAAAACAAAAGGCGTGGAGGCAATCCTCCGCGCCTTTTTTATCGACGGAGGATGTGGAAATGAGCGAGCGAACAATAGGTGCAGACGGAAACGATGAAAAAAAGCGTTCATCTGAAAAGATGGTTGACTATTTGATCGTGTTGCGAGCGACATTAAATCTTGATCAAGCAGCAGATATGGAAGATTGCGATGAGGTAATCATCAGACATCAGGGTAAGCATTTTTCTGTTCGAGCCGATGTAAAGTTAGCAGAGGTGATTCAGTGAAAGGGAAAACCAGAGAATCACGGTACGCATCCAAAGTTGATTGTCCTGTCGGTGATGTTGTGTTCGGAGGTTTTGCTGCGAGTCCGATGGGAGCCATTCGACAAACGCCAGAGCAGGCCAAAGAGGCTGACGAGTTCTGGCGCAAGGCGAACGAGGCGAGAGCGAAGGCGTCAGCCAAACTAAGAGAAGAAATTGCAGGAAGTTGGCTGGAAAACTCAGAGAAAATCTTACAGGAGGCAATTGAACGTGTTCAGCGAACTAAAAGCCAGATGGCTGAAGAAGACCGGGGAGCCAATGCCAGCGGAGATTCTGCGACTACCGCTCAAAAAGATCTGCAAAGCCGTGTTGTTGGTTGAGGCCGGTGTCACGGTTGTGGTCCCAAAAGAGACGGCACCAGTTTTTAGTGATGGCGTTGATTCAATAACAGAGTGGGATTCGCATAAGGAGTTTTGAATGCTGTCCCCTCGATGGTATCAGTCACAAGCCAACGAAGCCGTCTGGAAGTATCTCAATGAGAAGTCCGGAAACTGCGTTGCAGTTCTTCCCACCGGAGCAGGAAAGAGCCTCTTGATTGCACTGCTGATTCAGCAGGCTCTTGAGTTCGGCGGGCGTGTTGTCGTGTTGGCTCACCGAAAAGAGTTGCTGCAGCAGAACGCCGACGAGATCAGGGGGTTGATTCCCGGCGTTGATGTCGGGATCTATTCAGCGGGATTGAAGTCAAAAGAGATCCATAACGCTGTGGTTGTCGCTGGCATCCAGTCCGTGTTCCGCAAGGCTGACGATCTTGGCAGGCGGCACCTTGTGATTGTTGATGAAGCTCACCTCATTAGCGATCTCGAAGAATCAATGTATGGCCAATTCCTTACGGCCATGAAGGCCAACGAAGGACTCCGCATTGTGGGCCTGACCGCGACGCCATTCAGAACCGGGGCCGGTCCAATCTGCGGACCTGACCGACAGTTTCAGCGGATCGTTTTTGAGGCAAAGACCGCTCAGCTAATTGCTGAAGGTTTTCTTTGTCCGATCACCAACAAGCCATCGGACCTGAAGATCGACACTGACAAGGTCGGACTTCGCGGTGGTGAGTTCGTCGAATCGGAAATGCAGGCGGTTTTTGATGTCGACGAAAAAGTTCAGGCCGCTTGTGCGGAGATCCTTGAGAAGACACAGGGCAGGCACAGCATTCTGGTGTTTGCGTCTGGGGTTCATCATGCGGAGCAGATCGCTGAGTTGCTTCCTGACTCCGCTGTCGTCACTGGCGAGACGCTGCCAATCGAACGAGCCGAAACGCTGCGGAGATTTGTAGCGGGGGAGCTTCGCTTTTTGGTAAACGTGGACGTGCTGACAACAGGCTTCAACGCCAAGTGCGTCGATGCGATTGCCATCCTTCGCGCAACCATGTCGCCTGGCCTTTTCTGTCAGATGGTCGGTCGCGGGTTGCGTTTGCATGACAGCAAAGCCAACTGCCTACTCTTAGACTTCGGCGGAAACATCGCTCGGCATGGTTCAATCGATGACGAGAACTTCGGGCGGTCGGAAGGCAAAGGGCGAGCGGGTATTGCTGCCGAAAACGGACGCGGCAAGAAATGCCCGTTCTGCGAGCTGGATGTGTCTCCGGCAACAGTCGTCTGCCCTGAGTGCAATTTCATTTTTCCTCGTGAGCGGGAACTGAAGCACGACACTACAGCGGATGAGAGCAGCCAGTTGACAGGCTCAATGCCTCCAGAGGAATGGGAAGTCAAAGACGTTGTCGTCCGGGTCCACACAAAGAAGGATGACGGCGAAGCCCCGCAGACGGTCAGGGTTGATTACGTTTGCACCAAAGAAGGCGAATCCGGAAACCTCGCAAAGATCACAATTGCTGAGTGGACCTGCCCAGGGCATCAAGGGTTTGCACGCTCGAAGTTCTTGGCGTGGTGGGACGCTCGAAGTCTTTGCGATCCACCCGACAGCGCAACGGATGCGGTCGCGTTGATCAACATGGGCGTCTGCCGGAGGCCGGTAAGAATCACGACGAAGAAGGACGGGCGATGGCATCGCATCACGGAGTGCTTTTTTGAGTCGGAGAAGCCGACGGAACTGGCACAGCAGGAAGAGACAAAAGTTTTCAGTGGGGTGGATGATGACTGTCCGTTCTGAAAAGAAGAAAGCAAACGGCGAAGGCACCATCGTGTTGCGAGCCGACGGCAGATGGATGGGACGCCTAAGCGTATTGCGAGACACAGATGGGAAAACACATCGCATAACTGTCTACGGGAAAACTCGCGACCAAGTTGAATGGAAGATTCAAAGCCTTCAGCAGGGACGCGTTCAATCAGCGAAAGAACTCACTGCGCTTGAACGCATTCGACAACTTGAAGAGCGAGTGGCGGAACTTGAGCGAGTTATTTTCGCTGAGGTCTTGCGAGTTGAAAAACCAATTGCGACACGTAACCCTTGGGCGAAGCAATAATGAATGATTACGATCGCGTTCCGCAAGAACTGAAAGACCTAAAGCGATGGATGCTGTGGAACTACAACAGCAAGGGAACAAAGATTCCGCTCAGGCTTGGCGGCGATGCCGGAAGCTCCACAGATCCGTCTGCATGGTGTGCTTTCGATATCGCGGTTGACTCCTCAATCTATTATCAGGGCATCGCCACGGTTATCGCTGAGCCGTACACGGGCGTTGATCTTGACAACTGCCTGACTGAGGACGGCGATTTTCGCGACTGGGCTTTGCCAATCATTGCGAGGCTTGACGGCGTTGCTTACGCGGAAATCTCGCCAAGTAAAACAGGCGTCAAGTTTATTACGAAGGCCCGCAAGCCTGACGGGTTCCGCTGTCTTCACAAGATCAATCCCGGCAAGGACGACAAGCAGCAGATTGAATGCTACGACCATGATCGATTCTGGACGATCACGGGCGATGTCTACAACGGCAATGATGAGATTGGTGATGGGCAGGCCGTTATTGACTGGCTGTGCAAAACTTACCTGAGCGGAGAGCAGGAGAAGAAAGGGACCGTTAAGCATGAGCCAGCGCCGCCAAGGATTGAAGCCGAATCGCTGATGCAACGCGGGGCGAAATATGTTGAAAA